ATTATACCGTAAGGGCATACCTATGCCTCCATGCTTTTGGAGCAGGAGATCAACCCCAAGATTGTCCAGAAGCTGCTGGGCCATCGGGACGTATCCACCACGCTGGGCATCTATACCCATGTGGTGCCGGAGGTATTCGCCGGCGTTGCCGCCGCTGTGGATACCGCTTCGCAGCAGTTGATGGACGGTACCTACACGCCCAAGCGCAGCTCAGAAGCCGTCAGGGCGCAGTTACAGCAGATCGACCCGATGTTGTCGGAGGACATGACCGTGAATCTCAAGTATTTGTAAGGTTCTCAGGGCGCAAAAGCCGTACAGCTTAATACAGCTAGAGACCTAAAACAAGGTAACATTCGGAAACACAAGGCAGCAAATTGTCCGCCACGCACAGACATCAAAATTCCATCAAAAACGAGAAAACCTTGGAAACACAAGGTTTCCAAGGTTTTCTCTTGGTGGAGACTGCTGGACTCGAACCAGTGACCTCCTGCGTGTGAAATATAAGCAGTCGCTCTAAATGTGGCACAAAGTGACGCAAAATAGCACAAATTATTAAAAACCGTGTGCTTATGCTTTGAAATAGTTGCATGGTTTTTCTTGGTTTGTTTCGGTTACTAACACGTTACTAACAAAGTCACGCTCTCAGCAGCTTGCCCCACGTCGCCGCGCCGACCACACCGTCAACAGTCAAACCGTTGGCTTTCTGGTACTTCCGCACCGCTGCGTCGGTGCCGCTGCCGAAGTCACCATCAGCCCCGGCACTGCCGCAGGAACAACCGCCCGCGATCAGCAGCGTTTGCAGCACCTTCACGTCAGCGCCGCCGCTGCCCTTGGCCAGTTTCCGCAGCTTCACATCTACCGTCTCATCCACCGGCATGGCCGAAGCCTCGCCGGTGGCTTTTTTTGCGTAGTCCGGCAGGCCGAAGCCGCGGATGTACTGCCCGTTGACCTTCATGGCGCGGGTCTTTACGCTGTCGCGGTAGTTGCCCTCCGTCACCCAGAAGGACGTGCCGTCCACGCGGGTGACAATGCCCACATGATCCGCGCCGGTGGTACACTCGCCCGCGCCGTTGTCACTCCACGCGTATACCACCACGTCGCCGATCTTGGGTGTGTAATCGTCCCGCTCCATCCAGCGGCCCAGCGCCTTATAGAGGTCGATCATCTTCCCCACGCCTACCTCTGTGGGCATGATGTCCGTAATGCCGCAGACGATGGCCACGGCGCTGACCGTCCCGGCGCACCATGCGTCGGTGTATTTCAGCGCGTAGCCCCTCGCCAGCGGCTTGTGGCTGTTGTAGATGTCAATGATCTTCTTGTGGCTGCCGTCCGCCTCGTTCAGCCCCACCCAGCCAAGGATGGTGTCTGCCGCCTTCTGCCGTAGCTGCTGTTCTGTCATATTCCCAACCTCCCTGAAATCATTCCTGCCGGACATGCCCAGCAGCGCCGGATAGTCCGTCAGCATGTAATCCTGGTCACACACCACACCGGCAACCTTGGTGCCCCGTAGCTTGTTGACCTCGCCGCCAAACTGCCACAGCCCGAAGTCCCGGCCATACCGGCACGTTTCGCCCCACTCGGCCACCCAGTGGGCATACTTGAACAGCTGCTCGTCGTGCATATAGCCCTCGAACATGGCACGGGAGGAGTAGATGCCCACCCATGCGCCGCGCTGCTCCAGCGCCTCGCAGAAGGCCAGCACAATGGCCGTCAGCGCGTCCTTGCCCAGCGCCAGCATGTCCTTGTGTTCCACGTCCATATAGACCGGCAGCGTGAACTTTTTCCCGGCAAGGCAGTTGTCGAAGAAATACGCCGCCTCCTGCTCTGCCTGCTCCACGGTCAGCGCCTTGCTGAACCAGTAGCAGCCCACATCAATGCCGCGCTTGACGCACTCCTCATAGTTCCGCTGGAACTGCTTATTGGTGTAAAAACCGTTGTTACCCCCGCCGCCCTTCAGGACGGCGAAGGTAACGCCCTCGGCTTTATCCCAGTCGAACACGCCCTGCGCGTCCGAAATGTCGATGCCGAAGCGCATAGCTCACTCCTCCAGCTCCGGCAGGCCCGCCACGCTGGTCAGCAGGCTCAGAATACCCGCCAGGACGCTGGCGCTGGCCACCATCAGCCAGTTCACGTCGCCCAGCGCCACAGCGGTACCGATGGTGGCAACGGCGGTCTGTGCCACGGTCTTGATGGCGCGAACGCCCGCCGCCTTGATCCAGTTCTTCCAGTTTCTCATAATGTAGTCCTTTCCGGCCTAATTGGCCTGTCCCATGTTGTTGTGTACTTTTTCCAAATCGTCGATACGATGATTGGCTACCTTCTGCCGCTCCTCCAGCAGCGCCACACTTTCCTCCAGCGCGTAGGTGCGCTCCACCAGTTTGTTGTGCTTGCTGACCTTCTGCTCCAGCTGTTCCAGCCGGTAGACGATCAGGGCGGTGCTTTTCCGGTTGGCCAGATAGCTTCCCGCCAGCGTCCCCGCAAGACCCAGCAGCGCCACAATGATGGCTTCCGTCATGTGACCTCCTCCCATCCATATACACCCGGCTCCCACACGTTGTTGTCACAGGTGCTGCGCCATGTTTTGCCGCCGTGTGTCACCTTGTCGCCTGTCATGTAGGGATTGGTGCTCTCAGGCTGCTGCCACGCGGGGATGACGGCGGGGTCGGGGATCAGCACCTGTGCCCACAGGCTGGGCGCGTCCGCCGGGTTCCAGCCTGACTGCGATGTGTGGGCCTGTAAGCACCTGTAGACACATCCCCCATACAGCCGCCGGTCTCCCGCGGCATAGGCCGCCCCCTCGCCGTCCCACGGGCGGTAGAGCAGCGGCGCTGCCGCCGCCTGCGCGTCCGTCAGCACCACCGCTGCGGCATCCATACTGGCCCGAATGGCCTGGGCCTGCGCCATGATGTCAGTTCTCATCCGTCACCACCCCTAACGTTTGCAAAGCCATCTTATACTGCTCAATTTCTTCCTGGGCGGTCAGCACCTCCGCGCCATCCCGCCAGAACTTTCCTTCACTATACGTGTCCCCGATGCCCACCGGGCGGTCATGGAGCGCTACTGCACCGGGGAAATCCCCGGCGTTGATCTCCCGCAGGGCGATGACGTTGGTCACCGTTCCGTCTGTCACGATTGCGTATCTCATGACGCCACCTCCTTGTGCTGCCGGATGACCACAATGCCGTCGGCAGGGTTAACGCTGCTTTGTGACGCATAATAGCCGCCGTTGCCGGAGTTAGGTACAGTGGCTTTTAGGTTTTTGCCTCCACCGGAAGCGTACAGGTCGCCGTCTGCTTCGCCAAATTCGCGGGTGGTAGTACCTTGGCCCTTGCCGCCAGCGGTGTCGCCCGTCGCGCCGTCGCTACCATCCGTGCCGCCATCGGCATACTGGCCACCGCCACCAGAGCCACCATTTGCTCCGGTCTTTTTCCAGGTTTTGTCTCCACTCACTGAATGGTGACCGCCATTTGCTACTGCGGAGAATGCTGATGATGTACCTCCATCGGATTGCACTGTATAAGTTTGTGTGCCCGCTGCTCCTACCACGATGGGATAGGCGGTATTGGCCGCCACCACCACAGACCGCACGGTGGTGGTGTAGCCTGCGCCACCATAACCGCAGTAATTACCGGCACTAGCGCCCCCACCACCTACCAAAAATGCATCAATCACCATGTCTTTTAATGGCGTGAACGTGCCACTGGACAGAAACTTGATGCGCCAGTTGCCGCCGCCGTCGTCCAGCACCTGATATGTGCCGTCGCCGCCCGTCCAGTTGAAGTCCTTGCCGATGATGGGCGCGGAAATGGCGCTGCCGCTCACAAAAATACCCTCTGCCTGGATCATACCATCACCACCTCCACCGGAATATCGACCGCGGGCACAGCGCCCGCCGCCTTGACTGTCAGCGAACCCGCCGCCTGTGCCGTCACGCGGGGCTGCGCCGCGCTCCACGCGGCGAACTGCTCGTCGGTGGCACTCTGGGCGATGCGCAGGCTGCCGTTGGCGGTCGCCGTCACGCCAGAGACGGCCAGCGACTGTACGCCGTCGCTCCACCCCGCCGCCGTCAGCGTGGCGGCTTTTGACACAGACTTGTCGGCCTTGTCCTCCACCAGCTTGTACACGCTGTTCAGCGCCTTGGGGGTGACGGCCTTGTCGGTGTCGGTGCGCTCGTAGCTGTCCACCAGATAAGTGATGCCCTTGCTGCCGGTGCTGGCGCTGGGCAGGCTCACCGCGCCCAGCGTGTCGGTATCGGTGAAGCCCAGATACTGACCCTTGCTGCCGGACACCTCCACCCCGTCGCCCTTGGGGCCTTGGGGGCCTGTATCACCTTTTGCACCGGGCGCACCAACTGCACCAGCGGGGCCCGTGTCGCCTTTCTCACCCTTCAGCGCCGCCAGCTGCGTCGCTGTGAAATCCGAATAAGTGAACGCCGCGCCCTTCTCACCGGGGTCTCCCTTCGGGCCAGCAGGCCCCTGTGGGCCCGTCTCACCTTGCGGCCCTTGGGGGCCGGTATCACCCTGCGGCCCCTGTGCGCCGGTATCGCCCTTTGCACCGGCAGGGCCAGTATCACCCTTGGGGCCTTTCAGCGCACCCACGTTCACCCATGCCGCCTTGTCCACATCCCACTGATACGCGGTGTTGCTGTCCGCCGTACCAACGAACCACGCGTCACCGGCGCTTCCTGTAGGGTGGGCTGCCTGCAAAGCCGCCAGCGTAGCATACAGTCCCTTTACCGTGTAGCTGTCGCCCGGAGCGCCAGTATCACCCTTGGGGCCGGTGGGGCCTTGTGCGCCGGTCTCCCCCTTGGGGCCAGCGGGGCCTTGTTCGCCCTGTGCACCCTTGTCGCCCTTCTCGCCCTTCAGCGCCGCAAGCTGTGCCGCCGTGAAGTCCGCATAGGTGAAAGCTGCACCCTTTTCGCCTTTTTCACCCCGTGCGCCCGTGTCGCCCTTCGGCCCCCTTGCTCCGGTGTCGCCCTTCGCGCCCTGTGGGCCAGCGGGGCCGGTGTCGCCCTTGTCACCCTTGAATTTACCCGCGTCCGCGTCGTCCCGGACGCCCTTGGCAATGTTCCGGGCCTCCTGCGCCTGCGCCAGTATCTGCTCACCGCAGCTGGCCGCCACCTCCGGCAGCGCCTCGCCGGACACCGCGCCGCTCTCGTCCACCATGAACCGCACCTGCGTGGTGGTGATCCGCTGCGTCGTCTCGCTCACGGCCTTTGTCCCAACCAGATGCACGATCCACTCGCCCGCCGCCAGATTCAGATGATCCTCCGGCGAAATCGCGTCGTCCGTCAGCAGCACGCTGTACGTCTTTCCTGTTCCTTCAAACACTGCCGTCTTGGCCGCGCCGTCCCAGTCCTCTGTCTGAAACACGAACCGCGCCGCCAGATAGTCAATGGTGTTGGACGCCACCACGGCGCTCTCCATCCGCAGCCGCTGCCCGTATACATAGAACGTCATCATGTCTCTCACCCCTTTTTACATAAGAGCATAACAGAAGCGGCGGTGGAAACTCTATCCCACCGCCGCTTTGCTCTTGTCAATGCCAGGGCGCATCCCCTATGGTGCTTTCCGCATACCCCTGCTGGTAATACAGGGCGTCCTTCTGTGTGGCAGACAGCGCCATGCCGTCGATCAGCGCCAGCACCTTCTTTTTCTTGCTGCCGCTGTCAGTCTTGCCGTCCCTGTCCAGATCCTCACCGGACGTCCGGCTTGCCTCACGATAGAAATCAAGGAACATATCCCGATCGATCCCCGCGGGCTCCGCATAGTCGGTATAGGCGCGGGCCACATACCACTCTGTGCCGCTGCCAAACCACTCTTTGGCGTTGGACGTGGCTTCCCACTTGTCCACGACCTCCTGCGCTTCCTCTCCGCTGTACCCGATCTCCTCCAACTGTTCACGCATGTCGGTATCGGACATGTCGGAATCCTTGATGATCTTCTTGATGCCGTCCTGAAGCTGTTTGTCGCTGTACCCCCGCTTCTTCATATCTTCATAGATGTACTGGTACGCCTCCTTGTCCTGCTCCATGGCCATATACAGCAGCTTATAATACCGAGTGTTGTTGCCCGCGTCCGGTGCAAGCCGCCAGATGGCCCGCTCCATTTCGTACATCATGCGGACATTGCCGCTCTCCTGCGCCACGCTTCGGGCAATGGCCCACACGTCGCGGCCCACATTGGCCACAGAGACGCCGAAGATCTTACTGCCCGCCGTCAGCAGCTGCTTGGCGGCATACAGCGTGGTTTTCTTGCCCTCGTCCTGCGTGCTGCGAATAAACATCTGCGCCGCGTTGATGAAGTCTCCCGCCGCGTCGGCATCCATCCGGCTTACCGTGAAGCCCTGCATCAGCGACTTAATGTCCTTCGCGTAGGGAATCCGCCCTAGTGGGTCGGCATTGTCCCAGAGGTTGCTGCCCAGCAGTACATTCAGGAAAGTGTCCTTCTCCTTGTCGCCGGTAACGCCTGTCAGCTTCTCCAGATACCGCGCCCAGTATCCTTTGTCCTTGTCGTCGTCACGGGCGGCGTCCACAAGGGACTGTACCAGCGCGTTCACCACGTCCGTCACCAGCACGGCCCCGATGGTGCGGGTCATTTTCTTCATGGCGGCGCTGCGCTTCGGCGTATTTTGCTCAAACCGCCATGCGTCATAGGAGCGCATGAACATGTTCAGCGTTTTCAGCGGCTCACCCATAAAGGCCGTAGCCTGCTTGGTCAGGCCGTTGGCGTCCCGCATGATCTGCGTCCGCTGCATGATGCCGTCCACCACCTGAGACTGGTCAATAACCTCCGTGAACACCTGTGCCACGCGGGAGAAGAAGGCGTCGCTGCCCTTCTCATAGCCGCCCTCGTTTACCACCGTCCACTCGCAGGCGTTCCAGATAGCGCCCCATGTCACGGCGTCCGCCTTACCGGCGGCCCAACCGCTCCAGTCGTTCAGCTTGTCCATCACGCCACCATCGCCGCCATAGACGTTCTGGGCGATGCTATACCGGCTGCTTTGGTCAAAGCCCGCCGTGTCCTTGATGCTGGCAATGGGTGCGTACTTCTTGGCCTTTTCCCAGCCGTTGCCCTCCGTTGCGCCGCCCACAATGCCCTTTGCCATCGTAGACGGGTCGAGAATAGCCGCCGCCCGGATGTAGGCCGTGGGCTGCTGGGCCACCACCCGCAGGTTAAAGCCCACGCTGGCGCCCTTCACGCCGCCCACCATCTTCTCGATGAATCGGGTGGTGTCGGTGCCGGTGCTGCCCATGCCGTTCTGCACGTCCCGCATCAGATTCCGCCAGTATTTTTGCGCCGCCTCACCGTACACATCCGTCAGAACGTGCTTCACGTTCTTGCCGGTCAGGTTGCCCTTGGCGTCGCGGTAGCGGTAGTTATAAAGCCGGTTGATGTCCTCCATGGGGGCCAGCAGCGTGCTGTACTGGATCATGTCACTGGCGTTCTGGGCAAACACGTCATACATGTCCCCCATCTCCAGCGCGTTGCTGGCGTTGGGGGTCAGGGCCTTGGCGCTGCCCATGTTCTTGATCTCGCGGGCCACGTCCGCGCCCTTCTCGGAGTTCTGGGTGGTGCCCTCCTGCGCCGCCTTGATGGGCCAGTATTTCCCCTCCGTGAATTTCTGATAGCCGTACACGGCCATGCTGGCATCGTTGCCCCACTTGGCAAGGTCGCCGCTGGCGATCTTCTGGAAGCCCTCTGCCACCTTCCGCTGTGCATCACTCAGCGTGCCGGTGATGGCAGTCAGATCGTCCACCGTCAGGCGGATGTTCTCCGTGCCCCGCTCAATGGCCGCCTGCTTGCCGTTTTTCTTGATGGCAGGCTGCACCACGCCGCCCACTGTCAGGTGATGCACCGCCTGTTCGCCGCGCCCCACCAGATTGTAGAGGTTCATGATCTGCCCCGTGGTCAGCACCAGCCGCTGGCCGTCCTCGCCCACGAAGAACTCATGGCGCTCCAGTCGGTTTTTGTAAACCTCTTTGTCCATGAACTTCTCCGCCGCTGCCTGAATGGTTTTCAGCATGGTATTCTGCTTGTCCTGCGCGTTGCGCAGTGTCCGGTATACCTGCATGCCCGCCTCGCCGTAGGCGTAGAAGAACGTATACGGGTCATAGAGATCCAGCGCCAGCTTGCGGTTGGCCCGCTTCCGGGAGAAGCTGCCGTCCCGCAGCGCCTCCGCCAGCTCCTGCACTCCGGCATAGCGTTCAATGGCCAGATTCTTGTTGAAGGTGGACACGCTCCGCTCAATGGCCCGCACCGCCTGCCATACGGTGGTCAGCTCCTCGCTGTTCATGTCGGCAATGCGCTTGTTGCCGAACGCCATCACCTGATCCAGCAGCCCCGCGCCCTCGCTGCCCAGCAGGTCGGGGTCGATCACCAGCGCCTCGCCGCTCTTGAGGATTTCGTCATAGGCGTTTTTCAGGGCAATGGCCGCCTGTGTCCGCTTGGTGGGGTCGCCGTCGGCGTTATGTACCAGCTTTCCGTTTTCGCCGTAGCTGTATGCGCTCTCCTGATTGATGCTGCCCAGCAGCGCCGCCACGCTCTGCCGCAGCTTCTCCGGAATGTGCTGCTTGTCCGTGGGGGTCAGCAGCTTCCGGGACAGGTCGGCGGTATGCCGCGCGATTTTGGCCCGCAGGGCGGTGGCATCGCGCCTCTCCCGTCCGGCCTTTGTCTGCTCCTGATAGTGCCGCCGCATCCGCTCCACCTGCCGGTCACGGCCCTCGCGGGTCTTAATGAGCATCTGCGTCAGCCGCGCCTTGGTCTCCTGAAGCTCCAGCGCCTGCCGGTCGGCAAAAGTGGGGTTGCTCTGCCGCACGTCCTCGCCGATCATCCCGTCGATCAGCAGATTGGAAAGCTCCGTCACCGCCGCGTCACGGTAGCCGTCAAAAGGATTCTCATAAATGCGGCCCACGTTGTCCAGCACCTCGCTCATGCGCAGCAGCTGGTCGCCGGGGTGGATGATAGTGCTGGGGAAATAGCCCTCGCCGAACATCTCCGTCAGCTCGCTGTACGCCACGTCCACGTAAAGGCCGCTCTTGTCGCTGATCTTCAGCGTCCTCCGGTTGGCTCTGCGCCAGTCCTTGAAATCCGGAATAGAGCCGTCATCGGTATACCGCAGCGTGACGTTTTTCAGGTGGTCGCGGATGGCCAGCAGCTCCCCGCCGCTCTCCGATTGCACCAGCACCCCGTCGATGATCTTCTCCGCCGCCGCTCTGGCGTGGGGCCGCAGGGTCTCCATGGATACGTCATCGGCCATCAGTGCCTTGCCCAGCGCCGTCATGTCGCCCTCAATGGCGCGGTAATCGGTGCTGCTGCCGTACTCATTGAGGAACTGCCGCCCCAGCTTCTTCACGTCGCCGGGGCGCACGCTGGGCGTCTCGGTGCGCCGCATCTCCCCGCGCCACTTGGCCACGCGCTCAGTGAGCACCTTGTTCCGGTTTTCCAGCGCCCGCCGCTCCTTCTTCAGCTCCCGCACTTCCTGCTCCAGCTCCGTGGCGGATTTCAGCTGATAGCGAATATTGTTACTTTCTCTGAATTGCTTGACTTCCTTCTGGAACTGTGCTAAATTCTTCTTGAGGGATGCATCTGTTATGTCCCCCAGTCCTACTGACTGGGCTACCTCTGACAGGCTGCTTCTCTCTTTTTTGTTGAAGTCAATAACCGTTCCCTCGTTGATGGCGCGCTTAATCACATCGGCCCAGCCATATCGGCCGCCTTCTTCAAAGAAATTCCGCTCTGCGATGGTCAGGACAACGTGCGGCCGTGTTTCTCGGTTTTCGGGGGAGATCGTTTTTCGGGAATAGAAACTCAGCACGGCATACAGCGGTGCATTGTTGTTTCCATATTCCGGCAGCATCATAATGACCGCCGGATTTCCGTCTTTTGTCTTTGTGGAAATGGTCATGGTCGGCTCGTTGATGCTCATAATGGCCCGCGTCATTTTCTCCACACCCAAATCATGGAAATGGACATTCTCGCCCTTGCGCTGCGTCGGGCGGCCATCCTGAATGGCCTGCTCCTTGCTGACCATGTTTTCATAGGCGTGGTCACGCTGGATATAAATGTCGCCACCGATTCCCAGTTTCTCACTGATATAGCGCGGCATAACGCTGACGGGGATCAGCTGGTTCTGGCGGGTGGCCTTTTCGCTCAACGCATCGTATAGCGCCGTAGAAACCGCCTGTTCGCTGAAATTCTTCAGCTGATACCGGAACCTGCCCAGCTCCGACACCTGCGGCACAGCGCCCGTCTCAAAGAAAGCCTTGATATCGTTCAGCACCTTGCTGCTGTGGGTGCCTTTGGGATATTCCGTGCTGGACAGGGTGACGCCGTTCGTATCGTCCAGATCAAGAACGACCTCGCCGCGCTCCTTGCTGATGAAGTCGGACAGAGTGTCCATCTGTGCCTTTGTGGGCATAACAGACAGGTTGATGCCGCCGCTTTCCGGGCTGATACGGATATTGCCCTCGCCCATAAACTGCACCATTGCACCGCTGTAATCGTCCCCGCCGTAGTCGTCGCCCGGCGCGTCACGAATGTCGCGGTGATCCACGGTGCGGTAGCCGCCGGGGCCGCCCTCGTGTTTTCCGGAGAAGTCCAGCCGCGCACCGTCTGTGGTGATGTACCCCGTCTCGGCCCACTTGTATGTTCTGCCGAAAAACGCTTTTGCGTCCTTGACATGCTGCTTTTTCTCAACATCCGAATAGGCTTTCAGGGAAAACTTCCCGTTGACTTTTTCGCCAGAAGCGGATATACTATCAGTAGAAGGTTTTGGCGGTAATACCTCCGAATGCGTTTCCGCAGAGAAGGAGGCTGCGCTGATTACCTTCTTTTTTTGCACATCCAGCAAATCATATAGATAAGATTTCCCATCCGCATCATTGCGGATCAGCAGCGTTCCGCCGTAGACTGTATAGTGGTCTACGGCTTTTTTTGCGTTCAGGATTGGAATAGCAAATTCTGTATCATACCGATACCAGCCGTTCATGGCGTCTTTGACGTGCTTGGGCTTCACATTTTCCCGCCACTCGCCATTCTCGGCCAGCAGCAGCATCTCATCCAGATTGGTGGCCGCCTGCATCTTCACTTCACGCATAGCCTTTCGCAATTTCTTTGAGTATTCAGAACTGCGATATTCTCCCGGCAAATCCTTGCCGACATATACAGGCTGTGCGTCCATCAGGATCGTGGAAAACGGATGATCAGTGTTCACCAGCGTTTTCAAATATGCCTCTGCCGCCTTAAAATCCCGCGTATCATTCTGGGTGTCGATAACGGTCATGAGCCGTCCGTCGATGTTCTTGATCTGATACCGTCCCTCACCGTCGCCCTCACGGGCGGCGGTTTTTGCTTTCTGGGCCTGTTTTCCCGCCGCGTCATAGGCTTTCTGCCACAATGCCGCGCACTGCTCCAGTTCGGCCATGCTCTTGCCGTAGGCGTCCTGTGCCGCCCTGTCCTGCGCCGTCTTGCTGCGGAATAGAGACTTCACCTTTGCGATAAAGGCTTTCAGGGCGTCCAGCAGCTTCTTGGCGGCGCTGCGGTTCTCCTTGGCAAAATTTTCAAAGAGCTTGCCGTTTTCCATCATATCCTCGGTGAAGTTGGCGGCGATCTCGTCCATGGCCTCCTCCTGCGTCAGCTTCACGCCCGCATCTTCGGCTCTGACCATATACTCCGCCACAATACCGGCGGTGGTTTCCTCGCCCAGCACCTTTGCGCGGTAGCTCATGGCGTGGTCACGGTAGACGCGGTACTCCTCCGGGGCCAGCTCCTGCATCCGGTGTGTCACCTCATGGGCCGCCACATACTCCACGGCGGTGTTGGCGTCAGCGGCGATCCGGATCAGGTTCTTACCCGCGACGTACACGCCGTTGGCCTTGCCTCCGGAGATCGTGTCCACCATCTCGATACGCACGCCCAGATTCTTGCCCAGCGTGTTCAGCAGCGCCGCCGTACCGGCCTGCTCCTTGGCCATCTTCCGGGAATGTTCGTTATCCACAAGGCCGCTTTCGCTGCCCGCGCTGCTCACGAAGTCCAGCCCCGCCTTTTCACGGGCAAGACTGGCCGCCGCGTCGGAAAGGCCCGCCTCATAGGCCGCCGTCTGTACGCTCTGGGGCAGTGCGCTGGCCGCCGCGCTCTTCACGTTGGCAGCGGATTCCCGCCGCAGACCCGCCTGATACAGCGCCGTAAAGCCAGCCTGCACCTTGCCCTTGCTCTCCACGTCGGCGTTCTGCACCTCGGCCCACGCCTTGCCGCCGTTCTCGCCCAGCCCGTTCTGCCACGCCGCAGCCTCCCGGCCTGCGATATAGGCGATCTTCCGCTGGGTCTCGCTGAGATAGCTCAGATCCTCCTGCTGCATCACGGCCTCTTCCTTGGCTCCCGCCTTGCCGTACTCATAGGCGATCCGGTACGCCGAATCATACAGCGCCACGTCCTGCCCCTCGGCATAGGTGCTGCGGAACACCTCCGCCTGCGCCCCGTACTTGTCGGAAGCCTCTGTCAAGGCCGTGTCCTCCGCGCTTTGCTGGTCATCCAGCTGCACCCCGGCCTCCTGCAAGAACTGGCGATAGCCTCGTCCAGCTCTCCCGGCGCGTAGTCTCCGGCGCGGGTATGTACGGCGCTCAGGTCGTAGCCGATATCCACCCGCATGCAGTAGATGTCGCACAGATAGCCGTTCTGGATGCCAAACCGCAGGTCGCGGGCAAAGATGATATCCGAAAACACCGTGTCCAGCCGCACCTTGTCGCCCCGGTTGGGGGTGGCGGTAAAGCCCAGCGTCAGCCGTGGCTTGAAGTAGTCCAGTATCTTCCGGTAGGTGTTGGCCGCCGCGTGGTGGGCTTCATCCACGATGATGGTGTCAAAGGCGTCCGGCGAAAACTGTTCCAGCCGCCGCACCAGCGTCTGTACGCTGGCGCTCACCACCTCCTCGCCGTGGCTGTGCTCTCCTGCCCGCTCCACGCCGTAGCTGCAATCGTAGTATTTCATCGGCTGCCGCACCAGCTCCTCCCGGTGGGAAAGGATCAGGTTGCGGCCCTGCCGTGGAATGTTGGCAAACGTCACCGTCTTGCCCAGCCCCGTGGCCATCTGGCACAGATACGACCCCGGCGGCTGCGCTTCTATGGTCTTGATGCACTCGCGCTGATAATCGCGCAGTTCCATGTCTTGCCTCCTATTCATATGTGTGACCGTGGGACGCTGTGGGACTGCATGTCCCACGCGCAAACCGTTGGTATCAAAGGGTTTGCGGCCACCGTGGGACTGTGGGACATAAAAACGCGATTTTTTTCTTTCGCGTGTATTGCATATATTCATCCAATATACATGGCCACTCTACACACAGCCCCTTATAGGGTGTGTATGGGTGTCCCACTGTCCCACGCCTTTCAAAAATGACCCGCAAACCGTTGGTAGCAAAGGCTTTGCGGGTGTGGGACACATGTCCCACGTTGTCCCACATTTACAGCGGTAATTCGTCTATTTCCTCTGTTTCTGTCTCAATATCGGGCAGAACCAGGCAAAAGCACTCCGTCGGTACGCCGTTGATGCGTCGGGCCTTGGTGTTGTTCCGTCCCCGCGTCTCGATCAGGCACTTCTGCTTCAGCCATGATACCGTCGCGCCCACGGAGTAGCCCGCGTCCTGCAAGACCCGTTCAAATACCGACCGGATGATATAGGCCCGATACCCCTCCAGCGCACCCAGCACGTCCATGGTCTCCGACTTGCCGATCAGCTTGTTGGAGTTCTGCGTCACCCAGTCGCACAGGTACTTATAGGCCCGCTCACCGGTGGACACCGCCGCCTTTGACGCCAGAAACTCCGATATCTGCTCCACGGTGATGGGCTGCTCCGCCCCGTCGAAGATCCAGCGGCAGGCCAGCTCATCCCCCAGCACCACCGCTGCGGCCGCCATAGCCTGCTTTTCCGTGGTGTCCTGCGCCGACAGCGCCCGGAACAGCTCCTGATACCGCTCCGTGATCTCCTGCGGCACATCGTCCCCGGCGGCATACAGCTTCTCCACGAATGCCTTTCCCGCGTGGCCGAAGTTCCGCTTCACCGCGCCGGATACCCGCATGCCGTCCCGGATCACCACCCGGTCGGCCTTGCACTCAATGTCAATGACACGGTTTACCGCACCGGCGCCGGACGCCTGCCCCGTCAGAGGGCTTTCTCCCGTGGTCAGGATGCAGTTGTGCCATGTGGGCGTCTTGTCTACGCCGCCGGCGCGGTTGCCCCTCGTGCGGCCCACGCCCTGCGCCAGCCGGTATACGTCGAAGTTCGTCCGGCCCTTGGCATCCTTTGCCAGCTGAAGCTCGTCCAGACACAGTGGCAAATTATTGAGGAACGCGGCGGTTTTCTCCATGCCTACCACCGTCCCGTCAAAGGTCTTGACGTAGCTGCCCACGGACGGGTCGCCCCATACGCTGGCGGCCACCATCAGGGCCACCGTCTTGCCGGTGCCGGAATCCACGCCCCACAGGTGTACGAAGAAGGGCAGGCACCCCAGCGGCTGCAACAGCGGTGCGGCAAAGGACGCCGCCAGCACGATCTTGGCCGTTACCGACATGCCCCTGACCTCCGCCGCCATCTCCTTCCACTTGGCAAAGCTGCCCCGCTCATGCACCGTTTGGAACATGGCGGCAAAGTTGGCGTCGCCGTCAAAGATCAGGCCCTCCACATAGGGGGAAAAGCCCTCGCCCGGAATATAGCCGAACCGTCCGATGCTCTTCCGCTCCGGTATCAGCTCATAGTTCAGGTTCTCCAAGTCGCCGATGTACTTCACAAAGGACTTGGCCGTTTCGCTGTTCACCGCAATGCCGATCCCCGCCAGCTCCGTCACCTTGTTGGCGCTGGCCAGCGTCCGCTTCTCCACGATGCACCTGCGCCACACAGTGCCCTTGCGAAACGCCAGCCGCAGCTTTTCCTCGCCGGTGTCGATGTTCACCAGCCGCTCCACCGGCATCACCGGGTGGGGACACGCCACGCACTCCACGCCGCCGTAGGTGCGCCGTATCCCGCCGTCGTCGGCTTCCCAGTCTCCGGCGTTCAGCTCCAGCGGCTGCCCGTCAAACCGCGTGGGATTGTCGCCTACATAGATAGTCCCTCCGGCGCTGCTGGCCTTTACCGCCTTGTTGTACTCCCGGTACATCAGCTTTAATTGCCGGAAACCCAGTGAAGCGGCATACCGCGACATGGCTTCTATCATCCGCTGGTGGACAAACGGATTCTTTGCATACTCCGCCAGCTCCTCATAGGGCGCCGTGGTATACAGAAAATCATCCAGCGTATAGTGCCAGCTTGGCACGATCTCTTTTTTATCCAATTCCAGCCTCCCATAATTCATCCAGCCGCGCCTCCAGCCCCGGCAGCGCCTTCAGGGCGTCCGGATACATAGGGTGTACCCAGATGGTGCCATCCTCACGCAGCACCGGCGGGAAGTATTTCACCGTGTCCCAGCACTGCCGGTATTCCTCCGCCAGCGCCTGATACGCCGCGCCGCGCCGTGCTTTTTCCGCTGCCTCGGCGCGGCGCTTCTCCAGCAGCGCGGACGTTTTCTTCCTGTCCGGCGCTTCATAGGTCAGGTGCAGTCCAAAGTCGTTGTCCAGCCGTAAGACCGCCTGCTGAAAGGTCAGGTCGAACAGCTTCATCACAAAGTCAATGACCGACCCACCGGCATTGCACCCAAAGCAGTGCCAGCCCCGATCCTCCGGATAGAGCTTCAGGCTCCCGTGGTTGTCCCCCGAATGGAACGGACACTTGATAAATCCATTCCGATCCGGGGTAAACCCGTAAAGCTCCGCAACCTCCCGCATGGTCAGCTGCTGCCTGATCTGCCTGCCAGCGTCAGAAAGGCAGATCCTCTTCATCCTCGACCTCGCCCCACTCGTTGGCGGACACGTTCACGCCGCCCCCGGCGCTCTTGTAGCCGCCGGAAGAAGAACCGTCCTTCGGGCCGCAGAAGTGGGCCTTGTCCACCGTCAGCTTCACCGCCGACCGCTTGTTGCCCTCCTTGTCCGTATACTCCTCGGTCTCCAGCGCACCCTCCACAATGATCTCCTTGCCCTTGTGGAAGTATTTTCCAATCATCTCGCCCAGACCGCGCCATGCCGTGCAGGAGAGGAACAGCTTCTTTTCGTGTTCCTTGTACGTCTCGCTCCACGCCACACGGAAGGAGCACACCGCCACGCCGTTCTGCGTGGTGCGCATCTCAGGGTCAGCCACCAGCCGCCCCTGTACCATCGTCCTGTTCAGCATTCACCCACCTCCCGGTAGTCCACGATGCCCCGCAGCTTTTTGGTCATGCGGCAGTAGGCGCACTTTTCACAGCGGCGCGGGGCGATCCTGCCCTCCTTGATGGCCTGATACCGTGGAGCGCGATCCTCCACCTCCGCCAGCTTGGCGGCCAGCTCTCCGTCAGGGATATACAGTGCTCCAATGTCCGGCGCGTCCTCCTTCGTGCCCACCGCCAGAATAAACGGCAGCATGTGGCCCTCGATGGCCTGATAGACAGCACCCTGAATGTCGTAGCCGTAAGCCTGAACAAAGGGGACTTTCGCATGCTCCTCTTCCGACCACACATCCTTCATGTCCCGCATGGCCTTCTGATCCGCCAAAGCGCCGTCGCACATACCCAGTGCCGCCGCTGTATCGGGGAACCGCTCCACGATCCGGCGGCAGGTGCCGGCATCCAACAGACTGTCGATCTTTACCTTAAAGGGAACGCCCGCGATCTCGCCGGTCAAAATCACCTGCTTCTTTCCGGACATCAGCAGCATATACAGCTCGTCCGCCTCCATCCGGGCGATCACATCCTGCGCGTGGACGTATTCCGCCTTCAGGCCGCCGTCCCGTTTGAATATCTCCGGATGCTGGGCCTGAAACACCGGCAGCTCACCGGAAAAATAAGCGTCGATATAGCCGCCCACCAGCAGCGCCGTGGAAGCGGCGGGGACGTATTCGCCCCGCACCTCCGCCAGCGCCGCCGCCTCGCAGCGGTCAAAAGCCTTGAATTGGGTAGAACCCATATAGGCCATGTTCATCTCAGGGGAGAAATAGTTCTCCGCAGTCACCATAGGCAGACCCATCACAGCACCTCCTTGGTCTCACCGGCATTCTCCGGCGCACTCTCCGCCTCCGGCTGCTCCGCAGCGGCGGCTTCCTTACGCTTCTGGGCGCAGGCGGCGCACAGGGATACGCCGTAATGCTTGGCAGTGTAGGCCGCCAGCCAGCGGGGATCTTTGCCCATTGCCGCTTCAATGGCGCCGCCGCAATCCGCACAGGGCGGCACTACCTGCTCTTTCTTGACCCTCGGCTTAAAGGGCCGGATACGGATGCCGTCCGTAAACCCGCCATCCTGCGGATCACGCACCTTGTGGTCAATGTAAAGCTGGATCTGCTTGCCCACCAGCGTATCCGCCTTTGCGTCGCCAAACAGCTTACGCAGCGTTTTGCGGTTGGTGGAGTTGATAATGAGCGGCCTTACCTGCATAATGCCAGGAACACGTTCTTCCTTGAAAGAAAGCACATCCTTGTTTTCCTTGCCGCGCTGGAGCGTCACCATACCGTTCCACAGGGCGTCAATGGTCAGCACCGGCTCCACATCATCGTCGATATCCTCAGCGCCGAGATATTCAGAATCACGCATCTGCCCCAGACGTTCGTCGCCGGTCAGCTTACGCAGATTATCTTTTGTCATCATAATTCAGTTACCTCCAATACATCGGAATCCGTCACACGGGTGGCGATCAGCTGCAAGCCCTTGGCCTTACACTTGGCATAGAGCTTGTCCCGGCTCTCCTTGTCCAGCCGCTCCGCGCCGTCGATCAGGATGATTTGCAGCTGTCCCGGCTTGCTGACCGTGATATCCACGCACAGCTCCAGCAGTTCACCGTCGGACAGGTTGGAAATGGGCAGGCCGTGGATCAGCGGTACACCATTCTCTACCGTCAGCCCCTCAACGGGGATCGTTGCCGTTTCAAGGATCTTGGCGGGCAGCTCCCGCGCCAGTTCGATCTTCCGGGTCAGCTCCTGCGACTGCTCCGTAAGCGCGTCCACCTCATGCTGCATGGCCCTCATGCGCTGGTACTCATTGAGGTGCTTCCGCATGCTCTCCGCCGTATCCAGCTCCTGCTGCAAGGCGGAAGTATCCTCCGGGGCCGCTTCCGCATATTCGCTGGCCGTGCCCATGTCCTTTTCCAGCTTGGCAACGGCGGTCTCATATTGGGCGTGAACAACGGCGGCACGATCCTCCCGCCGGCGCTCCAGACCGCCCAGCTCCTCCTGTGCCGCGCTGATCTCCGCACGCAGCCGCTCGATCTGTCCGCTCAGCTCAGCGCGCTCCCGGGTCAGATCCCTGTCAATGGCAGCCAGCGCCATATCCCGCTCACCGGTGATCCCCCGCATTTTCCCCTCATAGCTGTCCCGGAAGGTCTTGGCCCGCTCAATGCGGCTGTTCCGATCCTTCAGGCGCTCCAGCTCACGGTACTTTTCGCCGACAGGGTAGCTGTCCCAGCGGTCAAAGTCATAGCCGGACGGGATATCTCTGGCAATGTCGGCGATAAACGCCTGCTTGTTGCGGATGTCCCGGTTCAGGTTCTGGCGGGACTGGTAGTAAATGCCGTTCTCCGCCTGAATATCCGCCAGTACCTCAAGGATGTGCTTGGAGTAGTCCACGCCCTGCGGGATCTCGCCGAACTGCTCCATGATCCAGTTGGTGTCCCACGGAAATTCGATCAGTGAGAGGATCACACGGTTTTTCTCCTGCCGGGAAAGCTGGGTGAACTCCACCGGATTCAGCTGGAGCGGCGTGAAGATCTTCGACAGGAACTCCGCCGGCCGTGTCTGAAGCATGGAGCCGTCCCGCACCTTCACCGTTCCGGCGGACTTGGCACTCATGGCCTTGCGGTCAACGGAAAGGCCGGTGTCCGTCTCAATAATGATCTCGCCCTCGTCTGCGCCTCTGTGTACGACGTAATCCCGGTCAGAGCGGTTGGTCAGGGCATACCGGATGGAATCCAACACCGAGGTTTTCCCGCTGCCCTTGGGGCCAGAAATCTCCACAGAGCCGCCATCCAGCGACATATCCCGGATTCCGAACATGTTCTTGATCACGATTTTTGTTGTTTTCATTGACAAAACTCACTTTCTCCCCTATCATGGGGATGTATCAGATTGGCTTGTGCCAGTCCCGCCCCGACGGAGTGCCAGCTCCGCCGGGGCTTTTTTTACTTACATCATCACGACCACACGGCCATCGTCGATCATATCCTTCAGCGCTTCCTCCAGATATGCCTTGATGGTCTTGCGGGCTTCCAGCTTCCACATGCCGCCGTCCGCTTCCGTGAAGGTGATGCCCCGCCCGTCAATGCGGATCAGGAACAGACCCTCCGGCTGCTCCACCTCCTGGAAGGTGCGGTAAGGCCGCAGCTTTACCAGCGGGCGGATGGTGCTGTTCTGCTGGAGGCTTACGCCCTTCTGCGTGACTACCGTCGTTGCTACGCCAATGTCGTTGTATGTGACCTTCGCGCCGCAAGTGATCTGGCTCAGCAACGTCAGCGTGTAATCGCGGTCGCCGCCATCCTGAAAACGGGTCTGCAAGGCCACAGCCGCCTTGTCAAAAGCCATCTTCACCTCGCCGTCCCAGCCGGGAACGTCCTTCGCCTGCGCCTCGTAGTAGAAAATGCGCTCCTCCCGCAAGTCCTTCTGCGGATGGCCGAAGCAGGCCACGGTCATGTGATCCTTCACGGACAGATACAGCTTGTCCGCACTGCGATCACCACGGACGCCCTCCGTCCTGACCATCTGCACCAGCGCGTCCAGACTGTTCAGTTCCAGACAGACCTGATAGACCGCCTCCGGGATAATCTCCCGCGCCTCGCCGTCCTTGTCTACCACATAAGACCTGCCGCATGCCTCCGTAAAAATTTCCGGCTTTGCCAGTTCCTCGATCTTCTCAATAGCTTCCTTTAACATGGTTCTTTCTCCTTTTTATTCGAAATTGACCAGCTTCAAGCGGGCCGGTGCTTCCTGTTCGCTGCCGTCAACGGCAATCTGGCCGGGAATCTGCGGCACCATCTCCACCACCGTATGCTCGTCCACGGCGTACAGCATCGTGGTAGCGGGGTTGGACGGGGCCAGCGTCGTCTTGACCAAGCAGTTGACCACAATGTTCTGGCGGGTGTCGTCGGGGCAAAGCTCCAGCGTGATGGTCACTTTGCGCTTTGTCTTGGCAGCTGTGTTGGGGTCGAAGATGTTTTCCATCAGGTGCGGCATCTCGTAGTCCACGCGCTCCTGAAAGGCGCCCCGGCACATCTGCAAGATAGACCGCTGGGCTTCTTCTCGATTTTCGATCTGCAAAATAATTCCTCCTTTTTCAGCGGGCGTTACCCGCAAAATCATCTCTTGTGTCTGTGAGCCATTCTGGCCTTCTTCACAGACGCCTGCCGTTTTCCGGCGCTGGCGATCCGCGACGCCTCGGCGGTCGCTGCCCGAGCGGCATATACCTTATCCCGCGCCGCCCGATACGCGGCGTATCCGTGGGAGCAATGCAGCATGCAGTCGCCGCTTCTGTCCGGGCAGTCCGGCGTACAGGGGCTTTGCGGTGTCACCTGATGTTCCAGCATCACGCTCATCCCGCCACCCCCAGCACCTCCAGCAGCTTGTCCCGCTTGCGGAAGGTCTCCAGCGGCTGCGCCCCGGTCTCCAGCCGTGTGATCGTCGCCTGACTCACGCCCACATCTGCGGCTACGGCGGCCTGTGACCAGCCCAGACGCATGCGGGCCTCTTGCAAAAACCGCTGTCCCTCCGCATACCGGCGCTGATTCTCCCGGTAATATCCGCTGGCATACTTGGCGATCAGCACGGAATTTTCCCTGCGGTACGCGGCAAAATACGGCTTGTTGGCCGCGTAATACGCCTTCTGATAGGCGTTTCTCTTGCCGCTCATCACCGCCGCCCTTCCAGCCGGTCGATCAGGTGCATGAACTTCACGGCCACGGTCAGCGCCCCGATATAGATCATGATGTAGGCGATCATGCGCACACCGTCCTTTCTGCGATCCATTTGTCCAGCAGGGTCTTGAAAATCTGGAACGACCGGCAGCCCTCCGCGCTGACGATGCAGATGCCGAACGGATACTGCCCCTGCTGGATGCCGTTGGCCAGCGCCGGATTGGAAATGCTCAGGCCATGCTGCCGCAGATACGCGGCGGTTTGATTCAGTGTTAATGTCTCGATCATGGGTATCTCCTTCCTGTGGTAAGGTGGTTTTTCTTGTACCGTCTGTCCTTTCATGGTAGAATTGAGAGGAAAGGCGGTGTTTTTGTGATTTTTTATCCAATTTTCTATGCGCCAAATGAGAACTGGGCTGTTGCTGCATCATTAGAATCCGGTGGATTTTCGCCCGATTGTGCTTTCGCAATGTCCGCCACGCTGGGCGGTGTTTGCCTTGCCTTTGAAAACATCTTCGGAAAAGACATTCTCCGCCAATACCCGCGCCTGACTGTTCTAAATTCTTCGGAAACACCGCAATGCTTTTCCGGTGCCCAGTTGATTTTCCTGTCCACCGAGGGGAATTACCCCCAGCAGCATATCTACCAGTTCGCCCATGAGCTGTGCCACTTCGTGATCCATAAGCCCGTGTGCAGTGCCTATCGTTGGCTGTCGGAAACGCTGTGCGAGGTCATGTCATGGTGTGCTTTGTCATGGATCTATGAACACCGGGAGGATGCCCCTCTGTGGCCATGTCGCGGCATATACGCCTCTTTTCCTGACTACATCGCCAACTCCCGGCAAGACCGGCTGGAACTTGACGGGCAGCCCCTGCGCCAATTCGTCGCACAGAACCTGTCCCATTTGCGCGTCGACTGTTATGACCGCCGCATGAACCGCGCCATCGCCAATGAACTGTTTCCTCTGTTCCGAGATCACCCGGAACTATGGCAAGCCGCATTACAGCTTCCGCAGCTTACTGATGAAATGCCGCTGGATGCCGCCTTGCACCTCATTTGCGATACAGCGGAGGTATCAAGTGATCTCCGTGATACCCTTGTCGGGCTGCTGGTCGGTCGGCAGTAGCCGGCGCTCAAGCAGCTCCACGGTCTGCCACACCACGAAATAGTCCACCGGCACATATTTGTTTCCGTTCGCGTCCCGCTGCGCTGCGCTCTTGGCTTCCATCGCCTTGCGCAGTTCTGCAACAAGGTGCTGCGTCAGGTCTGTGTCATTCGCAGCCCCGTATACGCCCATCGGCCCTACAATCCCCATTCCTCTCATCTCCCTGCCGCACCTCGCGGGCTGTTTTTATGCGTTTCTCTTGCGTTTGGGTGCCCGCTCTGTCATACTGGTACTTGCCCTTTAGGGAACGCCCATGGGCGGGAAAGGACGTGATTGCCATCGAGGGTATGCTCTCCGATCTGACGCTCCTTCCCTCGGGCGCTCCATAAAAGGCAAGTACCCCCGCGGGCTGTTTTTTTACGCCGTTCTTGCGTTTACGTAAGTTCTGGTGCAAAAAAAATGGCGTCCGCTTCGTCAGGTGTCATCCGAAGAACCATCCGGATATGCTGGATTTTCAGTCTCGTAAAATCGCTTTTCCCGCTCATCTTTCTATTAAGACTTGCGTCACTGATACCGATTTCAGAGGCTAGGCCGGAAAGTGTCATACCGGCTCCTACCACCTTTGCGCGGAACGCATTTCGATTAAACACAATCTTCACCTCCCATCCCTGTTGGCTTTAACTTGCGTTTACGTAATCTAGTATAGCACCTGTCTTTCCGCAAGTCAATACGTAAACGCAAGTTTTTTCTTCTTTTTTTGCGTTTACGTATTGCAAATGCGATTTGTTGGTGGTAATATATGAAAAACAGGAGGTGTCGCTGTGGAAATTAAAGATATTCTAAAAAATCGGCGTACCGAACTCGGATTGACGCAGCTTGACGTGGCAAATGCCGTTGGTGTTAGCGAGGCCACCGTGTCAAGATGGGAATCTGGCGATATTGCCAACATGAAGAGAAGCCGCATCGCATCTCTTGCGAGCGTTCTCAAGATGTCTCCCTCTATTATCATGGGTTGGAATGAAGAACACGAAGCTCATATGCCCTCCAACATCATTCCCATGCCTGCCATGCGAAAGGTGCCGCTGGTTGGCTCCATTGCCTGCGGTACGCCCATCCTCGCAGAAGAAAACTGTGACGGGGAAGTGGATGTCCCCGACCACGTTCGTGCCGATTTTGCCCTCCGCTGCAAGGGCGACAGTATGATTAACGCCCGTATCTTTGACGGTGACATTGTGTACATCCGTCAGCAGGAATCCGTGGAGCATGGCGAGATCGCCGCCGTCCTGATTGGTGATGAAGCCACCCTCAAGCGCGTATACATCTATGACGACTGCATTTCTCTGGAAGCAGAAAACCCCCAGTACAAGCCAATGGTGTACCGTGGCGAGGAGATGAACAATATCCGCATTTTGGGTAAAGCCGTCGCCTTTACCAGCGTGATACGATGAAAAAGCTCCTGCTTTGCGCTGTCTGTCTCCTGTTCTGTGTCGTCGTTACCTTTGCCCATCCGGGCAGCACCGACAGCAATGGCGGACACTACGACCGTTCCACAGGCGAATACCACTATCACCACGGGTATCCTGCCCACCAGCACACCGGCGGAATTTGCCCATATGATTATGACGACCGCACAGGCTGGAATTCAGGTACATCCGGCGGCTCAAGCTCCTCAAATGTCACACGCACGGAATCACAAACTGATGATACCGACAACGGTTTTAAAATCGGTCTGGGCCTTGTCGTTTTTCCTTTGCTTCTGCTGGGCATATTTGGTTTCTTTGATTGGGCTATATCGCACATACGCAGCTTTTTCAAGAATTGTGCCTTTGTGCTGTCCGGCAGGTCAAGAAAAGCAGCCGCACAATTACGAACAGAATTGGACGAGATCAAAGCCCACTATCAACGTCTGACAAATATCCCTATGGATGATCTCCTCCGAACAGAGTTGGATGAAATCAAGGCCGGCTATCAACGTCTGGCAAATATCAATGTGGACGATCTTCGGCGCTCATGTCATGTTCCCGCCGATTCTTACCTGTCTGTCGCTGACCTACTTCCCTACTCAAATGATGATATCGGGCCTTTTGGCCGATATACTGTGTGGCTAAACCACAGGGGAGATATTTACCACGATCCGGGGTGCAGGTATTTCTCTGCTGATTGTCCGATAAATGCAATCAACTTGCCACGGAATGCCCAGCCGTGTAGAAAATGTCGCCCACTTCTCCCTGACACGACGTGGGTCGCTCCGTACCGAAAAATTCTAAAGTCTTTGTGCAATTTCCATGTACACGATAAGTTTCCCGAATAAGAAGGCCACCAAGGAGTGCTATATGAAAAAGACTTTCATTCTTTTCCTTATCCTTGCTTCCCTTTTCGCCCTGTCCGGCTGCTATACCCGTGAAGATATCGACACGATTCGGTACAACGCTTGGGAAGAAGGCTATCAAGAGGGCTGGGCCGAGGGGAATATGGACGGGTATGAGCAAGGCTTTGAGGCTGGCAAAGAATCTGGTTATGACGAAGGTTCATATGACGGTTATCAAGAAGGATATGCTGACGCCCTTTATGAATACGATATAGAGGAGTAACGACTATGAGTATCGGTATCCGCATCAAACAAGCCCGAAAAAAGCGTGGCATGTCCTGCAAGGAGTTGGCCGCGTTGGTGGGCGTAACCCCCAGCGCCATCACCAACTATGAAAACGGCATCAGCTTCCCAAAGCCGCAGGTGCTGTGCGCCCTGTTCGGTGCCCTCCGGGTCGATGCGAACTTTCTCTTTCAGGACTATTTACCTTAGCTAAATTCCGGCAGAACCTTCAAAAAACGCAAACAAATAACGGAATAGCGGCATATCGTTTCGTTATTTTGTACAAATATCATAAAACCGGATTGACTTTTGTGCCGTCAGGTAATATTATGCGAATATAGTATTACTTGTAGGTAATACTATATTGCAAAGGAGAACCGAATGAACAAAGATGAAGCATTAAGCTATCTCCAGAACTATTTTGCTTCTATTGATGCCTCTGAGGAATTATTGCCGGAATTGCTGGCTTTAATTGCTGAGTCCGGTGTCGAAGAAGCTGTGTTCAGGCTTATTTTACTGCGCCTGCGCATACTGCTATCTCTCGGTGTTGAGGCGACACGACATAAGGAGTTTGAGCCGATCAAAAGCGGTTTATACAGTATGCACTTAGCTGGGAAAGGCTTTAACATTCGCATTTTGTATTCGTTTCTCCCAAACCGCAAGCCGGTTTTGCTTCTTGCCTTCTATGAGCGGGAAGGTAAGCGCAAAACGGATTACACCCCGTATATTGATCCAGCGCTTTCGCGGTTGCAACGGTTTAAGGAGGAGTTTTAAGATGTCTCAAGGTATGAACGATCTGTTGGCGGGGCTTTCCGCCTCGCTCTCCGCAGAGGAAGCCACACTGGCTAGTTTAGAAGCAATTATTTGCGGTGAAATCATCACTCAACGTATTGAACGAGGTATGACTCAAAAGCAGTTCGCCGAATTTATGGAAGTCTCTCAAAGCATGGTTTCCAAGTGGGAAAAGGGTGAGTGTAACTTTACGCTTCAATCTCTGGTGAAAATCGCGTCAAAATTAGGCCTGTCGCTCCAGTCTCCTATCGTTCCCCATACACCCGCCCATATTCAGTCGCAGGCGACAACAGTAACTTTCCCCGGAAAATGGCATACCAGAGCAACAACACCGCCTGTATATCAATCCACAGAGTTGAAGGAAATGTAAGGAGGTTCACTATGTACGCTTATGCAAACGGATTCCAGATCTCTGTCAAGAATGACCAGAGCGAGGTTCTTCTTCATTTTACACAATCTTCTCCTGTTTTCAGCCGTGGGGATAATAGTATCACGGAGACACAAGAAGAGGTCGTTTCTTCCGTTATTTTAACCGGTAATCTGGCGAAAGAGCTTCTTAAAAACATGGAGGAGCTTCTTTCTTCTACGCCCGAATAGTATCATAAAACAAAAAAAGACTGCCCCGGTGTGCGAGACCGGAGCAGTCGTGTAGAACATATCCGCCTTACCACAGGGAGTAGTCTACCCTTTTATGGTAGCATACCCGGAAAGGAATGTCAAATGCTTTGCAAAACATGCAAACAGGAAATGCCGGATTCATCCGCCTTTTGCCCGTGGTGCGGGAAAAAGCAGGCCGCAGCGCCCCGCAAGGCGTTGAAGCGCCCCAACGGTGCCGGAAGTGTCTATAAACTCTCAGGCCGCCGCAAAAGGCCGTGGGCAGCCTCCAAGAACCGTGTTATCATTGGCTACTATGAAAAGAAAACCGACGCGCTGGCCGCACTGGAAAATCTCTCCGGCAAAAGCCTTACCGAACGATATAATATGACCTTCAAGGAAGTCTTTGAGGAATGGAAGGTGGAACACTACCGCGAGATCGGCGAGAAGGGCGTTGAATCCTACGACCGCGCCTATGATGTATTCGAGCCGCTGCACGACCGGAAGTTCCGCAGCCTCCGCACCGCAGACTTTCAGGCCGTCCTTGACAAGTACATGGATAAGAGCCATTCCACGGTGAATAAATACAAGCAGCTTATTACCCAAATGTCCACATGGGCCGTGCGCGAGGAGATCTGCACCACCAACTTTGCCCGGTTTGTCAAGCTGCCGGAAAACGTCAAAAAGGAGAAAGAGATTTTCACCGCCGCCGAGATCAAAAAGCTGGAGCAGGATGGCAGCGACGCCGCCAAGATCGTCCTCATGCTCCTTGCCACCGGCATGCGCATCGGCGAACTGTTCAGCCTGCCTCTAAAGGACTACCACAGGGATTATGTGGTGGGCGGCGAGAAAACAGAAGCGGGCCGGAATCGCATTATTCCCATCAGGCCGGAGGGAAAGCCGTACTTTGAATACTTCGCCCAGAAGGCCGATGGCGATCTGCTCCTGTCCGGCTACGAGGGACAGAAAGTGCCCGCCAACTTCCGCCGCCGGGACTACTACCCGCTGCTGGAAAAGCTCAAGATAAAAAGA